ATGACGCTTGGTATTAGAACCGGCAATTGTGAAATTGCACCGGATATGGTCTCGTCGCCCTTTTATCATCTGCTGATGGGCGTTGAGTGATGCTCCGCCTGATGGGCGACGGTTATCTTCGTCGCGATTAAAATAAGAAAAAAAACCTAAATAGGAAAATAAGCATTGACGCCGTGACGGTGTTCTGTTAGGTTTTGGCTACGGTCGGAAATCTGCGGCTTCGGTCCTTCCGGTTCGGTTTCATGCTCTCTTTCATAGATTTACAGCGCTTCAACTCTGGTTTTGGCGGTTCCCCTTCATGCGGATGGGAGCCTCGCCTGCCGGGAGGATATTGGTCATGGATGATTTCGATATATCGCTCTACGGCTGCTGGCCTTTACCGGCGCTGTCCTCCTCCTTCGGCCGTCATGGCCTGGCGTACAACGACAGGCTGGAAATCAAGGCTGCCGATCTCGCTGCCTTGAGCGATCATTATGCCGGGTTGCTCAATGAGTTGACACGGGAAATGTCGGCGCAATTCGAGCAGTTCCGGGTGTTGCGCGAAGGGGCAGCAGCGCTGATGGAGTGTGGCGACGAGGCGGCGGCAAAGCTCGCCCGTGCTGATCTGAAAGCGGCGACCGAAGCCATGTCGGTGATCGTCCGCACGCTGGAAAAAATCGATGCGCTGCAACGCCAACTGGTCCGCGACCGCGAAGCCGAGGAGGAGCGGGCGGGTGAGACCGAGACGCTGGATGCCGCCCAGGCGCGGCTGTTGGCCCTGGTGGAAACCCAGGCCGAAGCCAAGGCGAGCCTGCTGTTCGAGCGGTGGAAAGTTGAAAGTCTTGCTGCAACTGGCCCCCCGGGTGCGACAAACGACCAGCCAATTCAGACAACAGCGTGAGGGCCGCAGGTGACAGGACGTTCGGATCGGCTGTCGGCGGGCATATCGGTTGCTGCCCTTCTGGCGGCATCTCGGACCGAAAACAATGGGTTATCCGCCCTGCGCCGGGAGATGCAAAATCTGCACGACACGGTTTCGGCACTGGGCGATGAAGGATCGCTGCTGGCGCGGGCGATCAGCGCACGGCAGGGTGATCATTCTGTTATCTCGACCCTTCAGACAGATGGAAACAACGGCGCTGATATGATGCAGGGGTTGGAGCTTGCGGCCTTGCAACGGCTGGCGCGCAGCTGGGCTTTGCTGCGGCACCCGTTGCAAGCGCCGCCAGAGGGGACTTGGCGCAATTGGCTGTTGATGGGCGGTCGCGGTTCCGGCAAGACCCGGGCCGGGGCAGAATGGGTGCATGAGATCGCCTCGGCTGGTGAAAAATCCGCTGTGCGGATTGCGCTGGTGGGCGAAACCCTGGGCGATGCCCGTGAGGTGATGGTGGATGGTCTGTCCGGCATTGCCCGTATTGCCAGTCACAAACGCCCGGAGGTGGAAATTTCCCGGCGCAGGCTGGTTTGGCCGAATGGGGCGGTGGCGCAGATGTTTTCCGCCGAAGACCCGGAAAGCCTGCGCGGCCCGCAGTTCCACTATGCCTGGTGCGATGAGATCGCCAAATGGAAACATGCCGAGGAAACCTTCGATATGCTGCAATTTTCCCTGCGGCTCGGGGATGATCCACGCCAGGTGATTACCACCACGCCGCGCCCGGTGCCGATCCTGAAACGGTTGCTGGCGGACCCCGGCACAAGACTGACCCGGCTTTCCACCTTCGGGAACGCCGGTAATCTTGCTCCCGGCTTTATCGAGGCCTTGCAGGCTCGCTACGGTGGTACGCGGCTGGGCCGTCAGGAATTGAATGGCGAGCTGATCGAGGACCGGGAGGATGCACTCTGGCGGCGCGACCGGCTGGAGCAATTGACGGTCAGGCTCAGCGAACCGCTGCACCGGATCGTCGTCGGCGTCGATCCGCCCTCCGGGGCAGGCGCGCAATCGGTCTGCGGCATCGTCGTTGCCGGTCTCGACCGTCTGGGCCGGGCGGTGGTGCTGGCTGATTGTTCGGTCACCGGGGAAAGCCCCGCCAGCTGGGCGACTGCCGTGGTGCGGGCGTTTCGCCGGTTTGAAGCGGACCGGGTGGTGGCAGAGGTCAATCAGGGCGGGGAAATGGTCGGCGCGCTGTTGAAAAGCGTCGATGCCAACCTGCCGGTGCGCATGGTGCGGGCAACCCGCGGCAAGTTTCTGCGAGCCGAGCCGGTGGCCGCTTTATATGAACAAGGCCGCGTTTTTCACGCGGCCCGTTTTGCCGATCTGGAAGATCAAATGTGTGATTTCGGCCCGGAGGGCTTGTCGAGTGGCCGATCACCGGACCGGCTGGATGCTCTGGTCTGGGCCTTGACCGCGCTTTTGCTCGAAGGCGCGGGCGAGCCGCGCATTCGCACGCTGTAAATAAGATTACTTGCTTGCGGGGGTAGGCTGGGGCGCAGGCTGGCGCATCTGGCGCCATTCGGATTCGAGGCGTTCAACGATATGGGCAGGAATGGTCCGGCTGGCCTCTGCGATCGTCTTGCTGATCTGGCTGCTGCTCTTGGCGTCCATCACATGTCTCCTGTGTTAACCGCCCGGCGCCCGTCATGGCGCGGCAGGGCTTGTTGCTCGTGCCGCTCATAACCAGCGGTGGAGCGGAAAGTTCCACAAGCTTAAATCTTTGTAAATATCTCGTGATAGGGCATGAAACGATTGAATTTTGTTTAACCGATTTAAATCACAGCATTTTTTGGGTTCAATCTCGCCGCGTTCGGCTGGACCCTGCCATTTTAAGGGGAATTGACAGTTTATGAACAGCACGGCTTTGCAATGGCTCTTCAACGTGATCCGAGGTGACTTATGTGGCGGGCGGCTTGGCACGGCTCAGGTACAGGGCATCAACGCCATTCTGGCGGGCTGCGCGCGCCATGGTCTGACCGACCAACGCCATATCGCCTATGTGCTGGCCACCGCCTTTCATGAAACGGCGGGTCGCTTCCAGCCCCTGCGCGAAACACTGGCGAAAACCGATGCCGAGGCCATTGACCGGCTGGAGCGCGCCTATGCGGCGGGCCGCTTGCCCCAGGTAAGCGCGCCGTATTGGCGGCTGGACGAGGCGGGGCATAGCTGGTTTGGCCGGGGCTTCGTGCAGCTCACCCATAAGCGCAATTACCAAGCGCTGTCGGTGGCGTTGGGCGTCGATCTCGTTGCTGATCCGGGCCGCGCGCTGAATATGGCGACGGCGGCGGATATTCTGGTGGTTGGTATGCGCGATGGTTTGTTTTCAGGCGTTAGGCTCGGCGATGTGTTTAACGCCACAGCAAGCGACTGGACCGGCGCCCGGCGCATAGTCAACGGGCAGGATCGGGCGGATCTGGTGGCCGGGTATGGGCGCGCTATTTTGGCGGGCTTGGGTGAGGTCTGCTGACACGATTTCCGTGTTTCACGAAAATGCAGACCCGCATTGTCAGGCCCCTCTCGACAGGCCCTCGATGGGCAGGCCTTTCCATATAACCGGCGCAAATATCGCAACTTCAGGAGAACATCATGCTGTCTTCCTTTCGCCTGCCGTTCCGGCGGGCCAATCGTGCTGCTGGGTCGTCGGCGACGCCACTCAACACAACGTCCGGCCAGACAAAAGCGGCGATACGACCCCGGGCGGGGTTGGAAATGCTGCTCTCCACCGGTGCCGGGCGCGGCACGGGGCGGTCTTATGCGGCCTTGTCACGCGCGGGCTTTCTCGGCAATCCGGTGGCGCATCGGGCGGTGCGGCTGGTGTCGGAGGCGGCGGCGGCTGTGCCTCTTCTGCTTTATCAGGGCCTGCCGCAAGATGGGGCGGGGGAGTTGAGCGAGCATCCGGCGCTGGCGCTTCTGGCGCGGCCTAACGGGCGGGCGACGGGGGCGGATTTTTTCGAAATGCTCTATGGCCATCTGCTGCTGTCGGGCAATGCCTATCTGGAGCCGCTCTGGCTTGGTGGGCGGCTGATGGAACTACATCTGCTGCGCCCCGACCGGGTCAGCGTCGTCGAGGGCGCCGATGGCTGGCCGGTCGCCTATGATTATCGCGCCGCCGGGGTGACGCGCCGTCTGGCTGCCGAGGGCGAACCGCAGCCGATCCTGCATTTCAAGCTGTTTCATCCGCTCGACGACATCAGCGGCTATGCGCCGCTTGCCTCGGCCCATAACGCGCTGGACCTGCACAATGCCGCCGCCACCTGGAACAAGGCGCTGCTCGACAATTCCGCCCGACCCTCCGGGGCGCTGGTTTATCAGCCCAAGGAGGGTGGCAACCTGCCGCCGGAACAATATCAGCGCCTGAAAGAGGAGCTGGAGCAGGGCTATTCCGGGCCAATGCAGGCGGGCCGCCCGATGCTGCTGGAAGGCGGGCTGGACTGGAAGGCGATGAGCCTGACCCCACGCGACATGGATTTTACCGATGCCCGCAATGGCGCGGCCCGCGATATCGCGCTCTCGCTCGGCGTGCCGCCGATGCTGCTCGGCATTCCCGGCGACAATACCTATGCCAATTACCAGGAGGCCAACCGCGCCTTCTACCGGCTAACGGTGCTGCCGCTGATCCGCCGCACCGCCGCCAGCCTGTCGGGGTTTCTGTCCGATGGGTTTGGCGAGGTCTTGTGCCTGAAGCCCGATCTCGATCAGGTCGAGGGCCTGTCCAGCGAGCGCGACGCGCTGTGGTCACGGGTCGGGTCCGCCAGCTTCCTCACCGACGAGGAAAAGCGACAGGCGGTTGGATATGACGCGTAAAGCCTAGAAGTTTCAAGAGGTTGATGCCTGATCCGGACTCTGTTCCGCAGAAGGGTGATTCAGAGTGTGAACATCTGCACCCTGTTTGTGAGCAGACGCGCGTAAGCGATTCTAAAGATTAGAATTCTCGGATAAACCAGGGCGGATTTGTGTCTGTCTCCGCAATCATAAGACGAAAAGATTAATAAAATGACCGATTTTACACCCGACACCCCTCTATGGGGTGCGCGGCTGGCGGGCGCATTGGCGGGGTCCGCCATCTCGCTGGTTTATCTTCTACCCAGAGGCCGACGCGAGGCGGCGACCCGATTTTTCACCGGACTGGCTATAGGGCTGATCTTCGGCGGCGCCACCGGCCAATGGCTGGCCCGCAAGCTGGACATTCTGCAAAGCCTGTCCGGTGCCGAAATCATGCTGGCCGGGGCGACGCTTGCCAGCCTTTCGGCCTGGTGGGCGCTGGGTGCTTTGGCGCGATTGGCCGGCAGATACGGCTCCAAGGGCGGCTGATCCAGCCCCACAATTTCAAACATTGAAGGAGAAATTCATGCACGCTTATCGCGGGCCAGGAAAGCTGGTGCGCAAATTTGCCGATCTGACCCTGTCGGATCTCAGTGGCGACGGCACGTTCAGCGGCTATGCCAGCGTGTTCGGCGAGGTGGATCTGGGGCGCGACATGATCGAGCCGGGGGCCTTTCGCACCAGCTTGCAGGGGCGTGGCGCAGGCGGCATCCGCATGCTGTACCAGCACGACCCCAACCAGCCGATTGGCAGCTGGACGCTGCTGAAGGAGGATGCGCGCGGCCTTTATGTCGAGGGACGGCTTTCCCCCGGCGTCAAGCGCGCCGAGGAGGTGCGCGCCCTGATGAAATCAGGCGCGCTGGACGGGCTGTCGATCGGTTTCCAGACGGTGAAATCCCGTCAGGACGCCAAGACCGGCATTCGCCGCATTCTGGAGGCCGATCTCTGGGAAATTTCCGTCGTCACCTTTCCCATGGCCCCTTCGGCCAGAGTTTCCAATGTCAAGCATCAGCGGTTTTTCCGCGACAAGGATACCGAGCTGATCCGCGCAATGCGCCGGGCAGCCCGGACGATGGCCAAAAGCAATTTCAAATAAAGGATGGATTTATGAGCGATCATCAGATGACTGCCCCCGAAATCAAGGCGATCCCGGAAACCATGGCCGCCGCCTTCGATGATTTCATGGAAGCGTTCGAAGGCTTCAAGCAGGCCAATGACCAGCGGCTTGGCGAAATCGAGCAGAAGCTGACCGCCGATGTCGTCACCCGCGACAAGGTGGAGCGGATCAACAAGGCGATGGACGAGCAATCCCGGCTGCTGGACCAGCTGGCGCTGAAAAAACTGCGCCCGGCGCTGGGATCGAACGGCAATCGCGGCGGTTCGGCCAGCCTGGAGGCGACGGAGCGCAAGGCGGCCTTCGAGGCCTATATCCGGCGCGGCGATGAGACGGCGCTGCGCGATCTTGACGCCAAATCCATGGCGATTGGGTCGGATGCGGATGGCGGTTATCTGGTCACCGACGAGACCGATAGCGAGATTGGCCGCAGGCTGGCCTCCATCTCGCCGATCCGGCAATTGGCCAGCGTCCGGCAGGTCTCGGGCTCGGTGCTGAAAAAGCCGTTTGCCCCAACGGGCATGGCCTCCGGCTGGGTGGCCGAAACCACGGCCCGCACCCAGACCGATACGCCGCAGTTGACGGAACTTTCCTTTCCCACCATGGAGATTTACGCCATGCCCGCCGCCACCCAGTCGTTGCTGGATGATGCGGCTGTTGATGTCGAGGCCTGGATTGCCGGCGAGGTGGATATTGCCTTTGCCGAACAGGAAGGGGCGGCCTTTGTGGCCGGTGACGGCGTCAACAAGCCGAAGGGCTTCCTCGCCTATGACACGGTGGCCGACAGCGCCTGGGCCTGGGGCAAGATCGGCTTCAAGGCGACCGGTGCCGCCGGTGGCTTTGCCGCAAGCGGGCCATCCGACGTGCTGCTCGACACCATCTATGCGTTGAAGGCTGGCCATCGCCAGAACCGCACGTTTGTGATGAACCGCAAGACGCAAGGCGAAATCCGCAAGTTCAAGGATGCCGACGGCAATTACCTCTGGCTGCCGCCCGCAGGCCCCGGCCTTGAGGCCTCACTGATGGGCTTTCCGATTGCCGAGGCCGAGGACATGCCCGACATCGCCGCCAACGCCTTTTCCATCGCCTTTGGTGATTTCAAGGCCGGTTATCTGGTGGTCGACCGCATGGGCGTGCGGGTGTTGCGCGATCCCTATTCGGCCAAGCCCTATGTGCTGTTCTACACCACCAAGCGGGTTGGCGGTGGAATGCAGAACTTTGAAGCGCTGAAGCTGATCAAGTTTGCTGCCGCTTGACAGCCCGCGCATGAATACCCGCTGACGGGCTGCAAATGGCGAATTCTGCGCTTCCAGTGCTCACGTACTTGAGTACGCTGCGCGCCGGTTCTCGAATTCACCATTTTCGCCACGTCAGCAGGAATTCCTGCACGAGCTGTCGGCTGCGGCAGGAAGGGCGCTCCCGTAAACGGAGAGCGCCCTTTGTATTTTGGGCATTTCACCTTCCGGAGACCCCCAACACATGACCATCACCACCCTCACTCCGCCGCAAGCGGAGCCGCTGACCCTTGTCGATGTGAAGGCGCAGTTGAAGATTGATACCGATGATGAAGACGATCTTTTGACCGGCCTGATCACCGCTGCCCGCCTGCATCTGGAGGCCGAGACCGGGCTTTGCCTGATGAGCCAATCGCTGCGGTTCTATCTGGATGACTGGCCGCATGGCGAGGTGATTCAGCTTCCCAAAGGTCCGGTGCAAACTATTGATGCCGTGACGGTTTTTGATGAAAACGGCGATGAACTTCATGTTTCACTGAAAGATCATCTGCTGGATGGACAGGCGCGGCCATCAAGGCTGTGGCTGCGCGACCGGCCCTTGCCGGGACGGCCAATCAACGGCATCGAGATCGATTTTACCGCGGGCTTCGGGGCTGCCGCCACTGATGTGCCCGATACGCTGCGCCGGGCGATGAGCCTGCATGTTGTGGCCATGCATGCGTTTCGTGGCGCGGTGGCGCTGGCCGATCAGCCTGCCGCCGTGCCGGTTGGTTATGAGCGGCTGATCGCCCCCTTTTGCCGCAGGAGCCTGTGATGGGCACCTTCACCATGCCCGATCCGGGCCGGATGACGGCGCGCCTCACGCTTGAACAGCCGGTCAACGCGCCTGACGGCCAGGGCGGGGTGAGCCAGAACTGGCAGGCGATTGCCACGCTCTGGGCGCTGATCGAGCCGCAATCCTTCACCCGTGAAGAGCGCGGCGAAGCGGAAATCGCCACCATAGACCAGACGGTGACCATTCGTTTTCGCACCGATGTGGCGCGCGGCCATCGGCTGGTGAAGGGAACGCGCATTCTCGCGGTCCGAGCGCTGCGCGACCCGGATGAGACCAAGCGGTTTCTGCTGCTGGATTGTGAGGAGGAGGTGAGATGAGCCTGCAATTTTCAGCAAACGGGCAGCAGGGTGCGGTGACGGATTTTACCGCTGCGCTGCGGCGCAGGGTGGAAGAGGCCGCCAGCCGGGCGGCTGCCAAAAGGCAAAGCGCGAGCGAAGAGCCGAAGGGCGAGAAAATTGGAGAGACATCCGATGACCACGCACAGTCCGGTCAATGACCTGCTCACCGCAATGACGGCGGCGGCGCTTGCCGATACCGGCATTGCGGCGATCATCGGTGCCGATGGGATGAAGGATCGGCGGTTGCTGCGCTCCGCCCAGCCTTACCTGATGGTGGGTGAGGTGACGGTGACGGATATCTCCACCGATGATGATGGGTTGGTTGAAGCGCTGGTCAGTTTGCAGGCATGGTCTTCGCTTAGCCGCCGCGAGGCGGAAAGCCTGGCGGCAATGGTGCGTGCCGTGTTGCAGGATGCGGCGCTGTCGCTTGCCCATGCCCGCCTGATTGCGTTGCGCCATATCAAGACCGTCAGTCGCCGTGAGGCAAAGACCGGCCTTTATCTGGCCGAGCTGCAATTTCGCGCTGTTATCGCTTGATGGTTGCCTGGCGCGAAAGCATGGCCAGAAAGATCAGTGCTGCCAGCACCAGAGCGCTGACGACGAGGGTGAAGGTTAGAAGCAGCTGCAGGCCGCCGCGATCCAGCAGACCGGCGATCACCACCGGCGATAGCGCCTGGGAGATATTGCCGGGCAGTGCCAGTTTTGCTGAGATCCCGGCGTAGCGGCTGGCGGAAAAGAAGCCGAGCGGCAGCACGGTGCGCGAAATGGCCGACAGGCCGGAGCCGATGCCATAGGCGCCGATAAACAGGCCGAGCATCCATACGGAGCCATGGCCGAATATCAGCGCGAGAAAGCCGATGACGATCAGGCCGGTGGCCACTAGGCCTGATGTGACGGGTGAGGCGCGTTTGCCGGCAATTGTATCGGCGGCACGGGCGGAAATGCCCAGCACCGAGCGCAGCGACCCCAGTTGCAGCGCCAGCGCCGGTGTGGCGCCAGCCTGTGTGAGCATTTCAATCAGCGATGAGGAGACGCCGAAGGTGACGCTGCTGAAGCCGATGCTGATGACGGCAAGCGCGATCATCGCCCGCTTTTGTTGGAGTGCTGTCAACGGCATTGGTTCGCGGTCAGCTGCTGCCTGCGCTGTTTGCGACCGGGCTTTGATAGGCGGCAGGGCGAAGCGATGCAAGGGAACGAGGATGAGAAGATGGCAGCCAGCGGCAAGCAGCAATGTATCGCGCCAGCCCAGCAGGCCAGTCAGCCAACTGAGCAACGGCCAGAAAATGGCCGTCGACAGCCCGGTGAAAATCATCAGCAGGCCGATGACGCTTTTCGCCGACGAGCCTTCGCGCTCGACGACCGCCGTATAGCAGGCAACGCTCAGCGCCAAGGTGCCGGCAATACCGATGGTGAACCAGGCGGCAAAATAGGAAGCCACGCCTTGGGCTTGCGATAGCAGTGCGAGGCCGAAGGCAAACACAACCGAGCCTGCTGCCATCACCTTGGCGGCCCCATGTCTTTCCAGCAGGCGGCCGCTGGCCGGTCCGGCAAAGCCCATGATCAACAGCATCACCGTTGCGCCGAGAAAGCCTGTCTCGTTGCTGATGCCGATATCGGCGGCGATGGTGCGACCGAGAACGCCAAACAGATCGAAACTCGTGCCCCAGCCGACAATCTGGCTGATGGACAGCACGCTCAGCAGCCGCAAGCGCGCTAGCGATGCGGCATTGTGGGGAACGGGACTGGGAGACGTGGAGGGAAGAGCGGACATGCATGGAACCTAATCGGTAGACCAGCATAGTCCGGCATCTGTGTAATTTTCACGACATGGGTGCGCCTGTTTTGCACATTTGCATCTGTTTTCAGCACCGGTGAGGACAACCGTTCCTATCGTATTACGCGATTTTTCGCAGTCACACCAGTTTTGGTGCTTCCCCTGCGAGCCTCTTGGTCTCCTTAACCTTCGCCCTGGGTTTTCTCTCTGAAAAAGGGACGGGCGGTCGTGCCGGCTTGGCTGGGTCCGCGCGTGGGAGAGACCCCGAAAAACGGGGAGGGGGTGGATGTCGCCCTGGCGTGGTTGGCGGCCGGTTTGCGGATTTCTATTTATTTTCAAGGAGATTTTTTATGGTGGCCCAAAGGGGTAAGGACCTGCTGCTGAAGATTATCAGCGGCAGCGATTATGTAACCGTTGCAGGACTGCGCTCGCGCAAACTGGCCTTCAATACCGAAACCGTCGATGTGACCGATGCCGACAGCGCCGGGCGCTGGCGTGAGCTTTTGGCCGGTGCCGGTGCCAAACGCGCCTCGTTGTCGGGGGCCGGGCTGTTCAAGGACCAGTCCTCCGATGAACTGGTCCGGGCGGCGTTTTTCGCCGGCTCGGTGTTGAGCTGGCAGGTGGTGATCCCGGCTTTCGGCACGGTGACCGGCCTGTTTCAGGTGACGGCGCTGGACTATTCCGGCGAGCATGACGGCGAGTTGAAATTCGACATCGCGCTGGAATCGGCAGGGGCGATTGCCTTTGAGGTGACGGCATGAACGGGGGGACAGAGAAAGTCGGGACGGGGAACGTTGGGACGGGCATGCGCGCCAACCGCAGGCGCGGCGAGGTGGAAGCGGTGATCGATGGCGAGCGGCGGATTCTGTGCCTGACGCTGGGCGCGCTGGCCGAGCTGGAAACGGCCTTTGCCGCCGATAGTCTGGCGGATCTTGCCCTGCGGTTTTCCAGTGGCAAGCTTTCCAGCCGCGACCTGATCCGCATTCTGGCCGTCGGTTTGCGGGGCGGCGGCAATTGCTGCGCTGATGAGGATGTCGCGGACATGTGCGTCGAGGGCGGGCTTGCCGCCTGCGTCGCCATCGTCCGCGAATTGCTGCTCGTCACGTTTGGAACCTCAGGTCAAACCACCTCAGCCGGTGAGGGCGACCCCGCCCGCCCTTGAGTGCCGCAGCGGGTCGATCCGACATGGTAAAGCCGCCTCCCTTTCCATGGGAGGCGGTGATGCATGCCGGATTTCACCTGCTGCGGCTGACCCCGCAGGCCTTCTGGGCGCTGACCCCACGCGAATTCGCCGCCATGAGCGGGGCGTTTCGCCCCGTCGCCACCGCCCGCGCTGAGCTTGCCCGTGCCGACCTGGAGGCGCTGATGGCCCGTTATCCCGACGGTGCCTTCCTGACCGCAACATCTAAGAGGTAGACCATGGCCGATGACGAAACCCTGTCCTTCGGGATCGATCTCGATGCTTCCGGGGCGACCAAGACCCTCGATGATCTGGAAAGCCGCTCGAAAAGCTTTGGCAGCGCGCTGACATCAGCGCTGAAATCCGCCACGAGCGGCGGTGGCGATCTGGAAGACACGCTGAAATCGCTGGCGAGCCAATTGTCCAGCATTACCCTGTCATCCGGCCTGCAACCGCTGCAAAGCAGTCTGTCGTCGCTGGCCTCCAGCGCCACATCCAGCCTTTCATCGGGGATCAGCTCGCTGTTTGCCTTCGAGAAAGGTGGGGTGCCCGGCTCGATCACGCCTTTTGCGTCAGGTGGGGTTGTGTCCAGCCCCACCTATTTCGGCATGGATGGCGGCAATACCGGGTTGATGGGCGAGGCAGGTAGCGAGGCGATCCTGCCGCTGAAACGCGGCTCGGACGGTTCGCTGGGGGTCGCCACCCAGGGCGGTGGTTCCTCCGGCACGCAGGTCAATGTCAACGTCACCACCCAGGATGCGTCGAGCTTCACCAAGAGCCAGTCCCAGATTTCCAGCTTGCTGGCCCGCAGCGTCAAGCGCGGCCAGCGTAATTTGTGAGGTGGGGCAGCGCCCTGTCCTTACATTTGGATCACGAGAAAAAAGGAGGTCTACAAGTCTAAATCTTTCAATTGCTTGAGGCATTTTTTAAACCCAGAAAGGACTTGAAATGGTTACCAGTATTGTAACAACTTCTGCCAACAACACCGTAATGGACTTTAGCACCAGTGGATCGCACGGCTATGTCGGTGGCAGCACACCGTATGGTCTGTGGGCAGATGGGCCGATCCATCCATGGCGCGACGCAAACGGAACGCCAACCTTCATTACCGCCCATTCGGAAGGTTACCGGTTCAACGTTGTATCCGACTGGCAGAACGGCGCGACCTGGACCAATTGGGGTCAAGGCATGAACTGGAACTCGCCCCGGGATACGGTCGAAGGGCACTACGCCAACCGTTATTGGGTGTTCGCAGGTTTTGCGCGCGGCTCGACGGTCGTTGCCTTGGCCCATCATGAATTTTATCAGGCGCCGACTACCATCGGCGGGGTCGCCGGCTTCAATTCCAACAAATATGGCTTCAATACGCGCTGGGTGAATTCCATCACCTATGTGAAGTCCACCAATGACGGGCAGTCGTGGTCCGTTCCCAATCCTGGCGATTTTGGACAAAACCATCACAATGTCCGATGCGTCCTTATTCCGGAGCCCTGGAACACGCAATCCATCAATACGGCCTACGGCTTTTTCCATCCGTCGAACATCGTCAAGGAAGGCAATTATTACTACGCCTTCGTTGAAGTCCGCAATCTGCCGGGCAACACGACCGTTCTCGACAACGGCTTTGCAATGATCCGCACCAGCAATCTCGATGCATCGACGGGATGGCAGTTCTATAACAACTCCAACCAGTGGGAGACTGTCAACCACAGCTACTATCAGGGCAATCTCGCTCCCCAACAGCCCAAGGTCTTTTTCAAGGTCACCGGGTGGGATTCCTATACCACATCCGAGCGGAACGGGCGCATGGCGCAAGCCATTCGCTATCATGTTCCGTCGCAGAAGTGGATCCTGTTCGGCTTCACCGGCCTGGAAGGCGATGGGTTGTGCTACTGCGTTTCCGACACGCTGGCCAATCCTCAATTCGAGGCCAACGGCAGGCGCATGATCAGCCTTGCCGGTGGCGGAGCCGCGAACGAATACAACAACAACCACTATATCGGCGTCTTCGATCCCAATTCCCAGGACCAGAATTATCAGACCATTCTCGGGAATACGGCCCTGTTGATGACGGCTGATGCCGGAGTCCGGTATAAGGCGGGCACGATCAGCATCACCTGACATCCAAAGCCGCGCGGCATCACACGATGCCGCGCGGCAGCCTTTTTATCACGACTTCATTCTTTCCAACATAATTCAGTTATCGAAGGTGTTGATGACATGACCGAAGCCTTTCACGAGGTGCGCTTTCCGCTGCGCGTGTCGCTTTCGACCAGCGGCGGGCCGGTGCGGCGCACGGATATTGTCAACCTGTCGAATGGGCGCGAAGTGCGCAATCAGCGCTGGGCCAATTCGCGCCGCAGCTATGACGCCGGATCGGGGGTGAAATCGCTTGCCGATCTCTATACGATACTGGAGTTTTTCGAGGCGCGGGGTGGCCAGATGGCCGGGTTCCGGTTTCGAGATCCGCTGGATGCTAATTCTGCCGGGCCGGGCCGGGCGATAAGCGCTGAAGACCAGCAGATCGGCATCGGTGATGGCGTCACAGCCAGCTTTCAACTGGTCAAGACCTATGGCGATGCCGGTGGCGGCTGGAACCGCAGTATTGCCAAGCCGGTCGATGGCACTGTGCTGATCTCGGTGGATGGTGCGCCGGTCAACGGCTTCGTCTGCGATAGCACCACCGGGCTGGTGACATTTAATCAGGATTTTATTCCTGTGTCCGGTGCCGTTATCCGGGCGGGCTTTCAATTCGACGTGCCGGTGCGTTTCGATACTGACCGGATCGAGATCAATCTCGAAGCCTTTAATGCGGGTAGCATTCCCTCCATTTCGCTGACGGAGATCATTCCATGAGGACAATCGATGCCGCTTTGGCGCGCCATCTGGCGGGCGACGCCACGACGCTGTGCACCTGCTGGCGGGTGACCCGCAGCGATGGTCTGGTGCTGGGCTTTACCGATCATGACCGGGATCTGACCCTGCGCGGCACACTGTTTCATGCCGCCAGCGGCTTTTCCGCCAGCGATGGTGAGGCGGAAAACACCTTGTCGGCACCGACCTCCGAAGTTGCCGGCGGTTTTTCCAGCGAAGTGATTACCGAAGCCGATCTGATTGCCGGGCGCTATGACGGCGCGCGGATCGAGGTCTACCGTGTCAACTGGCAGGTGCCAGACCAGCATGTTCTGCTTAAGGTGCAGGATGTTGGCGAGGTCAAGCGTCAGACAGGGCAGTTTACCGCCGAATTGCGCAGCTTCGCCGCCAAGCTCTCCCAGGACCAGGGGCGCACGCTGGGCCGCCGCTGCGATGCCAGTCTGGGCGATAGTCGCTGCGGTATCGACCTGAGCATTGAGGGCCGCACCGTCAGTGCTGTTCTGGTGAGTATGAGCGGGTCCGACCGGCTCATCGTTTCGGGGCTGGATTCCTATAGCGACGACCATTTCCGCTATGGCCGGATCACTGTCACATCAGGGGCCGAGACTGGCCTGACAGCCGAGGTTGAGACCAGCCGCCCCGGAGAGGACGGCACGGAGCTGACAATGTGGCTGCCCTTGGAAGTGACATTGTCACCAGGCGACGCACTGACCGTTACCATCGGCTGCGACAAACGCTTCGCCACCTGCCGCGACAGCTTTGCCAACGCCGCCAACTTCCGGGGCTTCCCGCATATGCCCGGCAGCGATTTCGCCTATTCCTATGTCAGCGGCCAGACCACCCATGACGGGTCGGTGCTGTTTGAGTGAGGGGGATTGTATGCCCTCCATTAATACCCAGGTCCTCACCCTCGCCGAGGGGTGGATCGGTACGCCCTATCGCCATCAGGCGTCCACCAAGGGCGTTGGCTGTGATTGTCTTGGCTTGGTCCGGGGCATCTGGCGCGAGCTCTATGGGCAGGAGCCGGAAGTCACGCCTGCCTATGCGCCTGATTGGGCCGAGCGGTCGGGGGAGGATCGGTTGATCGAGGCGGCGGGGCGGCATTTCATCTCAGTGTCCAGCCTTGGCGAGGCCTTGCCCGGCGATCTCCTGGTCTTCCGGTTTCGCGCCCATTACGCCGCCAAGCATCTGGGGCTTTTGGCGGCAGACCAGCATTTCATTCACGCCTATGAGCAGGCGGCGGCGTGTCGCGGGCGTCTATCGTTTTCCGGAGAAGTGATCGATGGCAACTCTTGTTTTCCAGGCAGCCGGTGCGGCCATCGGCGGCATATTCGGGTCGGTCGGCACCATGCTGGGTCGCGCCGTGGGGTCGCTGGCTGGCAATATGGTCGATCAGGCATTGATCAACGGCAGCTCCACCACGTCTGGCTCGCATCTGTCGTCGGCGCGGATCGGTGGGGCCAGCGAAGGCACGGCGCTGAACCGGGCCTATGGCACGGTGCGCATTGGCGGCACGCTGATCTGGGCGACGCGGTTTGAGGAAAAGACCACCACCGAAACCTCCGGCAGCAAATCCACCGGTAGCAAGACCAAGAGTTATGATTATTACGGCAATCTGGCGCTGGCTTTGTGCGAAGGCCCTGTGGCGGCCATCCGCCGGGTCTGGGCCGATGGCGAGGAAGTGGATCTGACCGAGGTCGAGATGCGCTTTTATCCTGGCAGTGAGGATCAGGGCGTCGATCCGCTGATTGCCGCCAAGCAGGGCGAGGGCAATACGCCGGCCTATCGCGGCGTGGCCTATGTGGTGTTCGAGCGCCTGCCGCTTGATGATTACGGCAACCGTCTTCCCGTGCTGCAATTTGAGGTGATCCGCTCGTTGGGCGTGCTGGAAAGCCAGGTCAGGGCTGTGACCATCATTCCCGGTGCCACCGAGCATGGCTATGCGACGAAAGCCATTACCGAGGAAACAGGAGATGGCGAAGAGCGGATCATCAATCGCAACACGCTGGTGGCCGCCACCGATTGGCAGGCCTCGCTGGATGAGTTGCAGGCGGTGTGTCCCAATCTCGTCCGCGCCGCGCTTGTTGTCAGCTGGTTCGGTACCGATCTGCGGGCCGATCAATGCGCCATCGTGCCGGGTGTCGAAGTGGCGCGGCGTGACGAGGAGAGCCGCGCCTGGAGTGTTGCGGGCATCGGGCGCGCGTCGGCCCGGCTGGTCAGCCAGAACGGTGGCGGCCCGGCCTATGGTGGCACGCCCGGTGACAAAAGCGTGATCGAGGCGATCAAGGATCTGAACAGCCGGGGCATTGCCACCTGCCTCTATCCTTTTGTGATGATGGATATTCCCTCAGATAACGGACTGACTGATCCTTATGGCGGGACAGAACAGGCGGCCTATCCCTGGCGGGGCCGGATCACCTGTTCACCTGCGCCGGGTCTCACTGGTTCGCCTGATGGGACGGACGCGGTGGACGCCATCATCGAGGCCTTCATGGGCAAGACCACAGTCGATGATTTCTTCGTGCTCGGCACCACGATCCTTTATACCGGCAACAAGAACGGTCGCGATAGCGGCTATCGGCGACTGGTGCTGCATTCTGCGTTGCTGGCCAAGGCGGCAGGTGGGGTGGATAGTTTCGTGATCGGCTCGGAGCTGAAGGGCCTGACAACGCTGCGCGGTGCGGGCAACAGCTTTCCCTTCGTCACCGCCTTGATGCGGTTGGCAGAGGATGTGCGCGCCATTCTGGGGAGCCAGACCAAGCTGACCTACGGTGCCGATTGGAGCGAATATTTCGGCTATCATCCTGGCGATGGGTCTGGTGATGTGTTCTTCTATCTCGATCCGCTCTGGGCCAGCGCGACCATCGATGCTGTAGGCATCGACAATTACATGCCGCTGTCGGACTGGAATGACGCGGATTTCACTGCTGATAATCCTGACGGGTTTATCATTGCCGATGACCGTGCCGCCATGCAGGCGCAGATTGCCGCCGGGGAGGGTTATGACTGGTATTATCCAGACCTTGTCGCCCGTAAGAAACGCGAGCGTGCCGCCATTACGGATGGGCTGGCGGGCAAGCCCTGGGTCTATCGCTACAAGGATATCCAGTCCTGGTGGGAAAACCATCATTATGACCGGGTCGGTGGCGTTGAGCTTTCCACGCCCAGCGCCTGGGAACCAAAGATAAAACCGATCTGGTTTACGGAATTGGGCTGCCCGGCGGTAGACCGTGGTGCCAACCAGCCGAACGTGTTTCCCGATCCAAAATCCTCGGAAAATGCGCTGCCGTATTTTTCCTCCGGCATGCGCTCCGGATGCCATGCAGCGGCGGTTTCTTGAAGCGCATCTGAGCTATTGGCAGGGAGAGTCGGCACCATCAGGCATGGTCGATGCCGATCATATCTTTCTCTGGACCTGGGACAGCCGGCCCTTTCCGGCCTTTCCCTATGATACCGATCTGTTTGCCGATGGCGACAATTGGCGCAGCGGCCATTGGCTGAACGGTAGGCTGGGCGGCGGCACGCTGGCCGAGGTGATTGCCGCGATATTGGAAGATTGTGGCTTTAGCGATTACGATGTGTCCGCCGTCACCGGCGATCTCTCGGGCTATGTGCAGGGTGATATATCCTCGGCCCGTAGCCTGATCGAGCCGCTGACCGAGGCTTTCCTGATCGACGTGATCGAGGACGGTGCCGTGCTGCGGTTCCGCTCCCGCCAGGCCGCCAGCCTGAAGGCCATCGAGACCCGGGTTTTCGTTGATACCGAAGATGAACCGTTCTGGACCGAGACCCGGGGCGACAGCACCGATTATGCCGGTCAGGCCGTATTGGATTTTTACGATCCCGCCAATGATTACGAGGATGCCAGTGTCCGCTCGCGCCGCGTGGTGGGAACATCCGCGAAGCTTTTATCCAGCGATCTGCCCGGGGTGCTGGATGAGGCAAGCGCTTTGGCCGTGGTTGAAACGCAATTGCGCGATCACCGGATTGGGCGGCGCAGCCTGACCCTTTCGCTGTCTCCCTCGCAGCTGGCGCTTCAGCCCGGCGACGTGCTGACCTTGCCGGACGGGCCATCCGGCCGGTTCCTGATCACCCGCATTGAGGACAGCAGCACGCTGTCGTTGGAATTGACCGAAGTGGCAGCGCCGGTGTCTAGCGCGATTACCGTTGCTAGCAGCGGGCGGGTGCAGAGCGGCAGGGCTTCGGATGGGTTTGCGCCGCTGTGGCGGCTGATGGACCTGCCACGCCTTGACGATGGTGAAGACGGCAGTTTTGCGCGGGCGGCGGCCTATGCCAGCCCCTGGCGCAAGATCGTGCTGTCCTCATCCGCAGAGACCGAAAATTATGCGACCCGTGTCGTGGTGGATGGCCCGGCAACGCTTGGCAGCCTGTCATCGGCATTGGCTGCGGGTGTGTCGGGCCGCTTCGACAGGGCCAATCGTCTGACCGTTACTCTGTCGCATGGCAGTTTTTCCTCCGGCTCACGGCTGTCGGTGCTGAATGGCGACAACCGGCTTGCGGTCAAGGCCGCCAACGATGTCTGGGAGGTGATCGGTTTCCAGACGGCGGAGGAATTGCAAAGTGGCGTCTGGCAATTGTCCGGCCTGCTGCGCGGTCTCTATGGCACGGAGGATGCCATGGCGGCCGGTGCCGTTGCGGGCGCGCAGGTGGTTCTGCTCAACAGTGCGGTCACGGCGCTTGACCTTGCCGATAGTGAAATCGGCCTGACGCTGAACTGGATTGCCGAGGCCGCCGGCACCAGCCTTGCGGCCAAGGGGCCGGTCAGTTTTTCCGGTGGCGTGCGGGCGCTGACCCCGCTTTCCCCGGTGCATCTGCGCGCCAGCAGGGTGCCAAGCGGCGATATTGCGCTGAGCTGGGTTCGGCGTGGTCGCACCGATGCCGACAATTGGACGCCATCCGATATTCCGCTGGATGAGGAAAGCGAGCGCTACCAGCTCGATATTCTCGACGCAGGCAAAGCAACGCTGCGCAGCGTCACCCTGACCTCTGCGGCCTATGCCTATAGCGCCGATTTGCAAGCTGCTGACTTTGGCGTGGCACCCTCGGCGCTCGCCATCCGGGTCCGGCAGATTGGCCGCCATGCCAGCGGCATCGCGGCTGAAACAGCATTCACTTTCTGATCTTCAACCCGAAAATACCAACCGAAAACAAGGGAAATCAACATGAATGACGGCAAACCATGGTATCTCTCCAAGACTGTCTGGGGTGCGCTGGTCGCTATCCTGGCGTCAGTCCTGCACCTTGGCGGGGTCGAGCTTGGTGTTCTGGAGCAGGGGCAGTTGACCGACGGACTTGTGGCACTGGCCGGATCGGTGGGCGGGCTGGTGGCGCTCTATGGCCGGCTGGTGGCAAGCCATACCATCGTGCCCAAATCGGACCTGTCACCCCCGGAGAAAACCTGATCTTTGCTGAAATCTAGGCGCTCATTGCCGCCTATGACATGGATAGTTTAATAAATTGAAATGCTTGCAGTGTAGTATCTTTGTCATAGGGATGGTCCTGCGGGCCAAGATTACCAGGCATTCATTTGCCATTCAGCCGTTCTTCGGTAACACTTACGCCACGATAACCGAATGCGGCAGAGTGGCAGTTGATGGCATCCAAATCGATCATAGGCAGTATCGCAGCCGGGCTTATTGCCTGGACGGTACCGGCGACGACAGCGCCGGTCCCCGATGCCGTGCCTATGTCGCAGATGGTGTCTGGGACCAGCGGGTCTTCTTCGCCTGTCATCGTCCAGGCGCAGAACCAGAATCAGAACAGTGACAATTCCGACGGTAACGACAGCAAGTCCAATGGCAGGGTCGATTGCCGCTCGGCGGCGCTCAGGGCCGTGGAGCAGGCGGGCGGGCAATTGCTTTCCGTGCGGCTGTCGGGCGGCCAATGCGTGATCACCATTCTCGTGCCGGGGACTGGCGACAATGCAAGGCCCCGCAAGATGACGGTCCAGGTTTCCCGCTGA